AACAGGTGTCGGCGGGCCATCCTTCTATTTATCGGCACGGCCAGGGCTCTCGCTTGGGCGGTGTCACCTGTTTTCGGGCGCGCGGATGCACCGGCGCGCCCTTTCCCATTGCCCGGCACCCTCTGACGGTCGGATGCCGGGGGTGGACGAACCCGCCGGGCAGCGCGCGCCGATCGGCGCCGATGTCAGATCAGTGGAGTGTCCTTCCGGCCATCGGCCGGATTCGCACCTAGTGTGTGCGAGAGCGACCGCATCCTGACTGCGGGAGCGCGCGGGGAGCGAGCGGCAAACTCAAACCCAGCACTGGGCCCCGACGTTAAGGCGTCCGCGTGATCACACCGCGGAGACACGCCGCAGCGTCGGGGCCCGTTCATCTGTCGCACCCGCAGCTGCTGCACCGGTCCAGGTCCTCGGGTTGGATGCTGATGCCGCAGCGGTACACGACGGGCCAGGGCTGCTGCTGCGGGGCGGGGTCGGCGGTGTACCGGACCCAGGCCAACCCGAACAGCAGCCCGGCGGCGGCGCCGACCAGCAGCGCGGCGGCGAGCAGCGCAGTAGTACGCATGGGGTCCCAGCGGGTCGCCGGCGCTGCGGTCTAGCCCGGCGGTGGGTAGTCAGGGCCCGGTACAGCCCGGGCGTACAGGTCAGATTAAGAGCCGACCTTCGCATGATCCGGGCCCGGTGTCCGCCCGACACCCGGGAGTTAGCCCGGGTTGGCTAACGGGCCCGTCAACGGTCACGCTGCGTGCCGGGTTGTCCACAGCCACCTGCTGGACTGTCGCCACCCGAACGCCCGTTAACAGGTGGCGCACACGTGTTGCGCAGGGGGGCCCGGTATCGTGGGTGGTCGCGGCGCCGGAACTGCCCAGTCACGGCCCGCGACCTTGACCGATAAGCCACTTGGAGGCTCACCGATGAACACCAGCGTAAATTGCCCCGACTGCGGCCACCAGCACACCGGGCTGGACCTGGGCCAGATCTGTGTCGGGTGCCCGTGCCTGTCCGTCCCGGCCATGCTGGGCCGCCCGCTGCGGTATCACCCGGCCCGGGTGCAGGCGAACGCGGACGACTACCCGGATGCCGCCGAACTGCACGCCCGCCGGGCCAGGTGACGTAATGACCGTTATCGGGCCCGGTCTGCCGGCGATTTCAGTTGAGCTATTGCCGCGGCCGCGACTGATCGTGTGGCACGGCGAACCGGGCGACGATCCGGCGACCGGTAACGCACTCGGCGTGATCCACCGCACCTATCGCGGCGTCATCGGGCACGGCATCGTGCCGGGCGGCCGCACCGCCGGCGGTAACGACTGGTCCGGCTGGCATTTCCCGGACTCCGAAGCAATCGGCGGGCTGGCCGAACTGGCCACCGCGATCGCGCCGCCACATTGGACGATCGTCACGGACCTAGACCGGTTCACGCTGCGTCACATCCCACCTGTTGGGAACAGCGTGTGACGCCCCGCGGCGGTGACCTTACGTAATATCCATTATCGGCTGTCCATCGTGGACGCCTGTTCGACAGCTGCTCCCGGGGTCACCCGCCGTGATCATCGAAGAACGGACCGGACGGCCAGTCGCCGGCCGGCTGCTGCTGCTGCGGCCGGACCCGGGCCGGGGACGCCATCCGGTCGGTCACCGCGGCCAGGATCTGCTCCAGGTGCGGGTCGAAGATCCCGGACCGGATCAACAGCAGCAGCTCGGCGGGCCTTGTGCCTGACCAGCTCGGCGTCGCCGGTCACTGGGTGGCGATGCCGGACGGCAGCCGGGCGGTCAGGTTCACCCCCTTCGCGTCCGCGGTGTCCGTGGTGCCGTTGCCGCAGCAGTCGTCCCGCAGCACGTCCAGCTGCCCCGCGGAGACGACCATGATGCTGCCGGGGTCCCAGAGCCCGGCGGCGGCGCCGGTGTCCAGGTGCGCCGGGGAGGGCACGTGGATGAACCGGCCGGGGGCGTAGGCGAAGATCGCGCCGTTCCCGGAATCCGCCTGTACCAGTCGCATCGTCTCGTCCTCGTCCTCGTCGGGTCCGGTGGGGGGTGGGGCGGCGTCGCCCAGCACGGCGGCCACCTGGGCCAGGTCGGCCGCGTCGACGCAGATCTCGAAGTGCATCTCGTCGTAGCCCTCCAGCCACGACACGCTGCCCTGCACCTCGTCCAAGATGGCGTAGATGGTGCCGCGCTGCGCCTGGGTGAACGTCCCGGAGGACCCGTTGGGGTGGTCGGGGGCGTTGTAGTCGATCGCGGTGCCGGAGGCGTGGCAGGACAGCTGCGACGGGTTGTTCACGTTCGCCTTGTACGTGTAGCCCCAGTTCCAGCCGTCGACGCAGGGTTCCACCCGGGCGTCCAGCTGCCGGGCCACGTACCCCAGGACGGTGGTCACGTCGCCGGCCTTCGCGCCGCCGGGGAACACGTCGGAGGACACCACCCCGATGGACGCCTTGTCGTCGCTGGCCGGCCAGCCGTTGTAGCTAGTGGCCATGATCGCGCCGCCAGGACTCCAGCCGGTCCCGGGCGATCCGGGCGGCCACCGCCAGCGGCAGCACCGGGCGCGGCACGTCGTCGTGCTCGGGCGGGTCCGCCGCGCGGGGTTCGGTCCGCCGCGGCACCGGCCAGGTCACGCCGGCAGCCATGCGGTGTTCACCTCGTCCCAGGTGCCCTGCACCGCCGCCAGCAGCTGCGCGTCGGTGATCGCCGACCCGGGGGCGCCGAACCCCGGCTCGGTCACGATGAACGGCAGAAACCGGACCTGCGCGAACCCGAACGGCTGGGTCAGCACCCACTCGGCCAGCGGGTCGGTCTTGGTCTTGGCCTGCTCGGCGGCGCACGCGCCGACCCGGTTGCCGAAGTCCTGGTCGGCGGCCAGTTCCGCCTGCGCCTGATAGCTCATCTGATGCCTTCCGGTGGAGGGTGGGTCACTTCTGCGCCCACCAGTAGAGGGAGAACTGATTACCCGCGAACGGGGTGTGGGTGCGGGTGTCGTAGACGATGAACCCCAGCCCGGTGGCGTTCACCACCCGCAGCTTGACCAGCGAGAACGGGTCCTGCGCGGCGCCCTGGTCCAGCTGGCTGACGCCGACCCGGGTGGGCGTGGCGCCCAGCCCGTGGGCCGGGACGTAGATCATCCCGTCGGCGCCGGTGACGGCGACCAGCAGCCCGCCGGTGACCCGGGCGTCGATCGCTTCGGCCAGGGCCTTGATGGCGTTGTCGCCGTCCACCACCTTGTCGGTGCCGGTGGGGTAGGGCAGCCCGCCCGGGGTCAGTGCCATATCTGTGTCTCCCTAGAGTCCGACGCCGCGGAGGTCGTCCCAGCTGATCGCCGGGTCGAACTGGTCCCACTGCCACCCGGCGGGCAGCTGGTCCCAGGCGATGCTGCCGGCGCCCTGCGCGACCGCGGAACTGGTCAGCAGCTCGAGCAGCCAGGCGCCGTCGGTGTTGGTCAGCTTCGCGCCCTCCAGGTACAGCGGCACGTCCCGGGAGGTCGGCGCCGGGGACCAGGCCGGGACGTCGGTCAGCATGATCGGCAACCCGATCCGGGTGGTGCCGTCCAGGATGGTCATCACCGTGGCGATCCCGGCCGGGCCCAGCGGGTCGGTGGGTTCCACCCGGTAGGTCAGCCCGCGGATCCGCCAGCCGCCGGCGGTCAGCCGGGCCAGCAGCGAACCGGCCAGCCGGTCGGCGTCCGGCAGCTGCGCCAGCTGGGTGGAGACCTGCACCCGGCGCTGCCCGGTCGCCGTCTCGGCGCCGGTGTTGACCGCGGTGGTGGTCGCGTCCACCGGTTTCACCGGGTCCGGGGTCTGGTCCTTCCAGCCGACCGCGACCCGGGTGGCGACGTCGGCGATGTCCTGTTCCCAGTGCACCGGGTCCAGCAGTAGGTCGCACGCGGACACCGTGATGCCTTTGGCCGCGACCACCGGGGCCGGCCGGATCCGGATCACCAGGTCGGTGTCCTGGTACAGCTGCCACATCGGCGGCCGGGCGTCCACGTCCTCCAGCCGCAGGTAGGGGCCGGTGGTCAGGCTGGTGGCGGACCAGAGCACCCCGCCGGAGGACTGCGCCAGCTCCTGCAGCAGCGCGGTGGCGGCCTGGTTGTCCACGTCCCGGTAGGTGACCTGCCGGGACGCCGGGCCCGGGTCCACCGTGTAGGCCATGGCCTGCCCGGCGGCGGCCAGGATCCGGCCGAACCGGGCGCCCAGCTGCTCCGC